GAAACATTTATGCGTAACCGAAAGCAGATGCGTGAGAACGAGCGTAAACGTGCAGAAGCTAAAAAAGTGGCTCGCAGAAAAGCCATCCAGAATGGATTCCTGTATGTGGCTGTTGGCATTGCTGTTCTCGGTGTTGTGGGCGGGGCCGTGGCCTTACTACTGTGGCTTATTAGCCTTAAAGGTACTTAGAGATGGCAATCAAATACCGTGGTGAAACCTTCAGCGGTTACAACAAGCCCAAGCGCACACCCGGTGCGTCAAAGAAGTTTGCCGTCCTCGCTAAGCAGGGCGACACGATCCGACTGATCAGGTTCGGTGACCCTAATATGAAAATCAAGAAGTCAGACCCTGAGCGGCGCAAGTCATTCAGGGCGAGGCATCGTTGTGATACGGACCCTCCTAGCAAGCTCACTGCTCGCTATTGGTCCTGCAAAAAGTGGTAAGGAGTTAATCATGGCATATGGCAAGAAGACAAGCGGCAAGAAGATGGCAAGCAAGGCGAAGAAAGAGTTCACGCCATGCAGTCGTTGCCCAGACCCAAGCTCATGTAAACGCGCAGGCATGTGCCTCGCACAAGCAATGTCATGAGCCTGTACAAGAACATCAACGCCAAGAGGAAGCGCATCAAGGCGGGATCGAAAGAGACGATGCGTAAACCCGGCACTAAGGGTGCGCCTACCGATGCGGCTTTTGCAAAGGCTAAGAAGACAGCCAAGAAGAAGCCAAAGAAGAGGACTGCGCGGGCATGACAGAGCTAGAGAAGTATGACAAAAATGGTAACGGCGTTATCGATCCAGAAGAGCTTGCTCTTATTGAACTGGAGGATCGCCGCCGTAAGATGGAAGATGAAGACGCACAGCGTGATTCGATCCGGAAGATGGCGTGGTTCGCGTTGTTTGGCCTACTGCTGTATCCCATTGGCATTCTTGTATGTGATCTGCTCGGACTTGCGACAGCGGCGGGGCTGATCGCTGACATCGCTCCGACATACTTTGCCTCGATTGCCGTCTTAGTCTCGGCGTTCTTTGGCAGTACCGCTATCAGCAAGAGAAAGGAAGGATAGGTGAAAACCTGTCTGTATAGCTTCAAGCGAGGGCTGTACGAGACTGAGTGCGGAGGCAAGTCTGTGGCAAGGCCGATGCGTAAGTGCGACAGGTGCGGACGCAAACCAGAGGAGGTGGCATATGCCGCTAACCAAGAAGGGCAAGAAGATCAAAAAAGAGATGACCGCGTCTTACGGAAAAAAGCGCGGTGAATCTGTTTTTTATGCAATGGAGAATTCTGGCAAGCTCAAGGGTGTAGCCAAGAAGAAAAAGCGGAGGACTGCTCGTGCTTAATATGCTAATTGGCCCTGCCTTAGAGCTTGGTAAGGACTTCCTGAAAGGGAAAGCTGACGAGAAGAAGGCGATTCAGGAGCGTAAAATCAACGCCATCCAGAACGATGCCGACTGGGAATCTAAGATGGCGGATGCGACAAAGGGAAGTTTTAAGGACGAGTGGTTCGCCCTCATACTCAGTACGCCATTGATCGCAGTAGCCTACAGCGTGGCGATGGACGACTCAGAAATCATCGCCCGAATGAATGAGGCATTTTCTGCGCTGAACGCATTGCCAGACTGGTATCAGTATTTGCTGTTTATCGCTGTCACTGCATCGTTTGGGGTGAAGGGTGCGGACAAGCTAATGTCATTAAAGAAGGGTAAGTGATGAACATAGAACAACTACGCAACGAGCTAGAGATTGACGAGGGCGTCAAGTACGAGATCTACCTAGACCATCTCGGCCTGCCAACATTCGGTATCGGCCACTTGGTGACAGAGAATGATCCGGAGCATGGTATGGATGTAGGCACAGAGGTCTCAGAAGAGCGTGTAGCGGAAGTTTTCGAGTCAGACGTACAAGTTACCCTAGACGAGTGTCAACGCCTGTACAGCGACTTTGACGAGCTTCCAGAAGAAGTTCAGCTAATCATTGCCAACATGATGTTCAACATGGGGCGCCCACGGCTGTCTCAGTTTAAGATGATGAAGGCATGTATCGATGACCGGGATTGGCCGGGTGCGGCAGACCAGATGATGGACAGCAAGTGGTATCGTCAGGTCACTAACCGGGCTGACAGGTTGGTCACAAGAATGCGGGCCGTGT